GTCTGTTAGTAGTCCTGTTGTGCTTTCTCCGACTCCAATGACTCCGATCTTACTTGATTCGACCACTGTAATATTATGATTAGGAAAGCGGCTTGAAATCATCAAAGCAGCTAACCAACCAGCAGTTCCGCCTCCAACAATAACTATATTCATATTTTTTTCTCCGAGTAATAGTAGCAGATAAATATTTATACGAAACGCTGCCACAGGAAAAAAAATGTTCATAGAAACGTATAATATAGATCCAGACATCTGCAATAAACTTATAAAAACGTTTCATGCACATCCTAGAATGGATCCTGATAAGAAGCCTCTTACATTTGTAAATGGCAAGACAGCAGCAGCTGATCCAACTGTAAAAGAATCTGTAGATTTATCTTTAACTGTAGACGATAGTTTAAAGTTTCCAGTAATTGTTGATTATTTAGATGCATTACAAAGTTGTGTAGATTTATATGTAGAAAAGTATCCTGCATGTAATATCACAACTGCCTGGAGAATAACGAAACCAGTAAATATACAATGGTATAAACCAGGGCAAGCATTTCATTCATGGCACACTGAGCGATGCAGTGCAAATCCTTCTACAGTAACTAGACATTTAGTTTTTATGACATATCTAAATACAGTTACAGATGCAGGCGGCACAGAATGGTACCACCAAGATTTATATGTAAATCCAGTTCAAGGAAAAACAGTTATTTGGCCTGCTGACTGGACATTTACTCATAGGGGGATACCTTCTCCTACACAAGAAAAATATATAATCACTGGCTGGTTTAATTTTACGGAATAAAAATGAAAAACCAGTATTTTTAAAAATTATAGGTTGTTAAGATAATTACTTATATAACAAGGAGATTTATATGGAAAATCAAGACTTTACTCAATCAGACACTTCCTCTACCTCAATGAAGCTAGCTTCATTAGACATACTTTCTTTAAATAAAGCAAACTTATTTTCTCAAGACGAATGCAATATGTTAAATGAAGGATGTCTTGACGAGCTTTGGCTACCTTCGAGAGTTGTTGGCGAAGATAGTTTGCATACGTCTAAACGACAAAAACTTAGAGGAGAACCAGACGGATTTCCTTTTATGAACATTCGAGATATTACAAAACAAGCTAACGACGAAGTTTATGATTTTAAACTATTAGGAATAATTGATCAAGACTTCCCACAAATTTATAGTTATGGAGAAGGTGATTACTACGATTATCATTTAGATATTTCTCCTATGGCTACTACTAGAAAATTATCTTTTATTGTAAACTTGTCAGATCCTGAAACTTATGAAGGCGGAGATTTTGAATTCCTTAACACAGATACGTCTGCATCTAATCTTAACGAACAAGGAAGTATCCTAATTTTTCCTTCATTTTTGCCATATAAAATAGAAAAAGTAACACGTGGTGAAAAGCGTATCATATTAGGTTGTATACATGGTGCAGTGTTTAGATGATTTTAAATTATAATTACTTTTATTTTGTTTCTGCTTTATCACCCGAAGTATGTGACGGAATCATAGAACTTGGACTAGAAAAAATGCTGGAAATTAAAAAAGAGTACGGCGAAAATGCTACCCAAGCAACTACAGGCGACGACGATTATAAACTGTCGGCAAAGTTAACCGATGCTGCTGCACCTCAGTATGATTCAACTATAGAAGAAATTGTTAACAAGACGTCAGCTCCAAATGATGTTTATGTAAGAGATTCAAATGTATCCTGGCTAAATGAAAAATGGTTATATGAAGCAATATGGCCGTTTGTGCATGAAGCAAATGAAAAAGCAGGTTGGAATTTTGAATGGGATCATACAGAAGACTTGCAATTTACAAAATATGGTGTAAATCAGTTTTACGGATGGCATGCTGATTCGGCACCACTTCCTTATGAAAAGTTTGATTCTTCCATACACGAATATACATTAGATAAAGATGGTCGTCCGACACCAACTTTAGCTCATCACACTGAGATTCCTCTTATGGAGGGAAAAATACGTAAACTAAGTGTAACTGTAAGTTTGAACGATCCTAAAGAATACGACGGCGGAAATTTGAAGTTTGATTTAGGACCGCATAGAGCAGATAGATATCATACATGTGAAGAAATACGACCTAGAGGGTCTATTATTATTTTCCCATCGCATATACATCATCAAGTAACACCAGTGACTAGAGGAACACGATATAGTTTGGTTGCTTGGAATTTAGGAAAACCATTTAGATGAAAAATCAAATATCATTTCAAGAACAAGGATATTTGCCTTTAAAAGGAATTATTCCGTCAGACATATGCAATATTGTAACACAATATGCTTTACTACAAGAGAATGTGTTACCTAAAAAAGAAGACTCGTCTGGACAAGTTCCTAATTCTCATTCAATATACTCAGATACATTAATGGAAGTATTAATGGCTCATATGAAACCACATATGGAAAAAGCTACAGGATTAGAACTATTTCCAACTTACTCGTATTATAGAGTTTATAGACCAGGGATGACATTAGACAGACATACTGATCGTCCTAGTTGTGAAATAAGTACAACTGTATGCTTTGGTTATGACTATAAAACGTCTGAACCTAATTATAAATGGAACATGTATGTTGATCCTACTGTTAGACATAACACAGAATCTGAGTTTATTTCAAAAAACAATGTAGGAACTTCAATACCACAAGATCCTGGAGATATCCTAATTTATAGAGGTTGCGAAATAGAACATTGGAGACAGCCGTTTGATGCACAAGACGGCAGTTGGCAAGTGCAAGCATTTTTTCATTACATAAATAAAGATGGGCCCTTTTACCCTCAATATGCTTTTGACGGACGTCCTGGTTTGGGTTGGGGGTCTAATATCCATTTTAGATAAATAATAGTAACAATGGGAGCATCCATTTAAAGGAAAAATAAATATGTCAAAAAATTATACAATAGAGGAAGTAACATTAATACAGAGAGGCACAAACCTTAACGATGAAATTTGCTGTACTGTAAAATTTGCTGAATGTTCAGAACCAGTAGCAGTTTTTGCTCATAGAGAGTTTGGATCTGCTTTTGAAAAAGAATTAAATCAAAGATTAGAAGACGGCGAGTTTGGCGAGTTTAGTTTTCCTCCTTCAGACTATCCAGTTTATCCAAAACTTATGGTAGAACGTGATGCAGAAGCTAGAGAAATACGCGATGAACTACTTCTAAAAAGTGACTGGACTGACGTATCCCAAACGTTTACACTAGAACAACGTAATGCTTGGAAGACATATAGACAGGCACTAAGAGATGTACCTGATCAGCCTAGTTTTCCTTGGGAAGTAAACTGGCCTACTAAGCCATAAAAAAAGCAGCATAAAAATATGCTGCTTTTCTAATTTTACTTTTTACCTTTCATTATTACGATCATTATTCCAATTTTCTGGTAGTACATGACCAGCTGGAGGCGCAGGCCGTTTCGCTGCCTCTAAGTCGCTGGTATCAACAATTTCGTGTATGGCGCAACCAGTTGTTAATAACATTCCTGCAACAGAACCTGCATTAAGCAATGCACTTTTAACTACAGCAGTCGGATCTATAATTCCAGTATCGAACATATTGCCATAAGTACTATCTTGCGCATTATATCCAAATTCTGTATCCAATCCTAATACTTTTTCTATTACAACATCAGGCTTGTCGTCCGCATTCAACGCAATTCTTCTTAAAGGTTCTTCTAACGATCTAATTACAACTTTAAGACCGGCATCCTGTTCTAAGTCTCCAGTGATATTCTGATTTAATTTATCAATTAATCGTAAGTATCCTACTCCGCCTCCTGCTACTACACCGTCTCGCATTGCTGCTTTAGTTGCATGTAAGGAATCATCATATCTGTCTTTCTTTTCAGAAATTTCTATAGACGTAGATCCGCCGACTTTAATAAGAGCTACGCCGCCATTGAGATTAGAAAGTCTTTCTTCTAATTGGTGTTTAGTAAAAACAGTAGATCCTCTATTAATAGCAGCAAGTTCTGACTCTACAAGATCAATTCTTTGTTGAATTGTATTTTTATCACCATGTCCGCCTACAATAAGTGTAGAATCTTTTGTTACTTCGACTCTGTTACACTGTCCTAAATCTTCTAGTTCTGCACTTTCAGGACGCTTACCGTTTTCATCTGAAAAGACAGTACCGTTAGTTAAAACTGCCAAATCTTCAATAAGATATTTGCGTTTTTCTCCCTTCCAATCAGGAGATCTAACTGCACAGCAAGTAACGTTTCCTTGAGCATTATTTAATACTAATGTAGCTAGCGCATCGTTATTAATTTGTTCAGCCATAATTAAAAAAGACCTACCAGTTTGTGCTAATTTTTCTAAAATAGGAACAATATCATTTACATTAAGAATCGGTCTATCTAACATTAATAAGTAAGGATTTTCTAAAACAACTTTATTTTTATCTGTGTTGATAAAGTACGGTGAATAATAACCATGTTCATAAGAAAATCCGTTTACTATGTCTAATTCATCTTTAAGTTGCGTTCCTGTTTCTACTGAAACGCCACCATTCTTACCAACTGATTGAAGTGCAGTAGCAATAATATCACCCATTCTAGTGTCGTTATTTGCTGATATAGTAGCTACAGATGAAATTGTGTCCGAATCACTACATGGTCTACTTATAGCTTCTAATTCTTCAATAGCAATTTCTAGAGCTCTGTCGATGCCTCGTTTGATACTTACTCCACTAATGCCTGCTGCTTCAAACTTTAATCCTTCATGAATCATTGCTTGTGCCAACACTGTAGCACTAGTAGTTCCGTCGCCTATGTCGTCTGCTGTTTGTCCAGCAGCTTGTTTTATTAATCTAGCACCTGTATCCTCTAATGGATCAGCTAAGAAAATTTCTCTTGCTACAGTTACACCGTCTTTAGTAACTTGCGGAGGACCATATTGTCTTTGAATAATTACATTTTGACCTTTAGGGCCTAATGTTGTTTTTACTGCATCAGCAAGTGTATTAACACCCCGTACTAATTTTGCTTTTGCACTATTGCCAATTTCAACTTTACGTGAGTTAATTGTCATTATTTGTTTTCCTCTTTTAATACAGCAAGTACATCTTTCTCATCTATAATTAAAAGATCTTCACCGTCTATTTTTACAGAATAACCTGAATATTGTGGATACAAAATTATATCGCCTTTTTTAATTTTAACTGGCAATACAACTCCGTCGTCGTTTGTTCTACCTTCGCCTGCCTCAAGAACTTCACCTTTTGTAGGACGTTCCTTAGCATCGTCTGGTAGAACTAGACCGCCTTTAGTTTTGTTTGCATTATCGATTTTTTTTACTAAAAGTCTATCATTTGTAGGCTCTACAATCGTTGTCATAAAATTCTCCTATTAGTTCTAAGTAGACTACATATTTATGGATTGCTATTAGTAACAGATGCGAAACTGATAAATATATTATAACAGCTAGGATTGAATAATGTCATCAGCACCAATAGTAGATAGAATTAGAATTATACCGAGACCTAATGACTTTCTTGATAGAAATGTTGGATCTAGTGGCGAAGTTTTCTTTAATAAAGAAACCAGTTCGTTGCGTGTTTACAGCGGAAAAGACCGATCAGGATTTGAAATTGCTCGAGCTGATTTAGACAATATTTCTAATAGTGATTTTTCAGCAAAGGCTACAGCAGCTGGCATCAGTGGCGCAACACCTAACTGGGACAGTATTACAAATAAACCAACTTTTGCTACTGTTGCTACTTCGGGACTATATACAGATCTATCTAACACTCCGTCGATACCTTCGGATATTAGCGATCTAACAGATAATAGTAATCTTCTAGCAGCAAGTGGAGTAGCAAGTGGAGTAGCAGATGCAGAATACAACAACGGTGCAATTATCGATGTTGTTGGCAACGGCAGCGACTTCTTCAAGCGTGAAGTTACTGTAAATGGCGTAAGGATTGTTGCAGCAGGCACAGTAGGTGGACAAACAGCAGTGCCTGATGCCTTTGTTGAAAAGGTAGCACGTATGTTTGAATTATTTACTGATCCAAATGGTGCTGGCATTAATGAAACTGCACAAAGAAATGTTATTAAAACACTTAGTGGTGACGCAGGGACATATCACGCAGCCCAAGGCCCAACACTACAACGAGTAGCAAGAGGTGCTGGTGCTGATTACACACCAAACTTCTTAACTGATGCAGGTATTGCTTCTTATAACTTGTCACCACTATTTGATAGTCACGTTGCCAATGATATGGTTTGGTATCTAAACTCAACTGGTGATGCCCCTGGAGACGGCGACAATGATGCACAAGAAGTAATTGAACACGTATTTCATACATTACATATGCACGGTCTTGACGCAGTATCATTAAAGATGTATTCTTATATTAGTGCAGATTGGGCAAGTGGTCCTTTGTATGCGGCTATGGAAGAAGCATACGATGCAGGGAAATGGGATTCATCAGGATATGGCGGAAATGCTTGGAAGACTGATGGAGATGCATTTGAAGTAGCAGCTAAAGAATATTTGTTTTTGTTAAACTTTGGTATGTTTGAATACTCAAGTCTATGGGATGGTGGAAGTCTTAGTCCTGAATGGACAGACGATATGCGTACACAGTCTGGCATACAAGCAAATAACCCATTAGGCTATGCATTACATAATACATATATTGCTCCAGTAATTAGTAAGCCTTCGTTGACAACAATTAGAAGCATATTCCAAGACGGCGACGTTGGTGATCCAACAGTTGCTGGAGCGTCAGGATATGTTGTAACATCTGTTGGTGGAGGCGAAAATCTTGTTGTTAGTGAGTTTTCGTTTGCAATGGCAGCTGACGATTCGACTCAGAGACTAATTAGCAACGGTGAAACTGTACAAATTATTGGTGGAACTGGAATTACTACTGCAAGTGATGCAGAAGGAAATATTACTATTAATGCAACTGTAACTGGTAATACCTTTAGCGGATTAACAGATACGTCTACAGCTAGCTTAACTATTGATAAAATTTATGAACCTGCTATAGCAATGCTAAGAGTTGATAATAGCGGATCTACTGCGTATACATTTCCTAGTCATTATTCAGGTAACAACCCTACAATATATGCTATTAGCGGAACAACTATTGCATTTGATTTAACTTTAATATCGGGACATCCATTTGAAATACAAGACAATACATTAACTGCGTTATCTAGTAATCTTGTTCATGTTGCTCCAGACGGAACAGTAAGTACAAACGCTGCTGCTCAAGGAAAAACAAGCGGTGTACTATATTGGAGAATTCCTCAAAACGCAAATACTACGTATGTGTATCAGTGTCAAAATCACGCACCAATGTTTGGAAATATTACAGTTAAGGATATTGTGACTCTTTAATTAATTTGTTTAGACGTCGACGTAGCTGAACACTAGTTTCAACATTTTCTCTAATTTTAGTAGGATCGATGCTAGTATTAGTAGTTTCGTGAACAGCATCTATTAAATTAAATTGTTCAACTAATTTATTTAACAACTCGTATCCATTTTTTCTAGCTTGATCATTAGTGATTTTATCTAGATTTCGTCTATATTGAGCGTAATCTTTTTTGAATTTTTTAGATTGTTTTACTTTAAGCATTAGTTTAACCTATAATAATCATCTACGTTATTGTTGTTACTAGTTTCTGCCATGGCGCTATTAGGCGCTAGGCTTTTTAAAGATACCGGTAAGAGTGATGCTACTTCAAATACTGCACCTTCTGGTAGTTCTTGAGAGTATGCTTTGCCGTCTTTAGGATCTACCCACTGTACTTCAAATTTGCCTGCATTAACAAACCAACTTTTGTGTCGATCTTTGTGAAAGTGTAAACGTGTTTTTTGTTCGGCCTTTTCAAATACTAATATTTTACTACAGTAGTATTCATTATCGGTCCATACTATTTCGTATCCATAATCTGTTTCTTTAATGTTATCTGACATTTACGATCCTATCAAATTAATAGTTTTAAATACTGTTTCTAATTTGGTTAAATTAACTTTACTTTGTAAAGTATTTCTTAGTCCGTGATGCAACGGTTTTGGCCATTTAGTAAAACTGCACCATGCATACCCATCATGCTCTATGTTAAGTTGAGGAATAAATTCGCTGTCAACTACACAAAGATATGTATGAAAATAAAATCTACTATCTGGTGACACAAAGCTTTCTAAAGGAAGTGTTTTTTTAATTGCAGGAACAAATCCAATTTCTTCTTCTATCTCTCGTTGTAGCCCTTCCCATGGAGTTTCAGCACCTTCATTAGTGCCGCCGACTAGGCCCCATAGGTCTTTGCGCTTACCTTGAGCTCTGTGAAGAAATAAAAATCTATTTGTATCTAGTGTATAAAAAAGTGCACCACTGCAAGTAATCATATCGTTCATACATATAATTAGCCTGCTAGTTCAACTCTCCATGTGCCAACTGGATAATCGCCGTCAATGCTTAGTAACCATTCGTTATTATTAAATCTGTATTGTACACTTGTATTGAGATTAGTTGTATAAGTAGTTTCAGTTGTGGCACTGGCATCAAATACAATATTCCATTTAGATCCGTCCCATTCAATAATATCATTTGCACTCGCTACTAAAGCACTAGTGTCTGCATTTTGCCAAGCAACTGGCGATTCTAGTGCATTATTATTGCCTACGTCTTCTAACAACAGTAGTCTAACTCCTGCTGTTTTAATACTACTTGGATTAAAGTTTGTAGGATTAATTATATAATCGATACTAGTACGCCCGTCGATAACTGTATCGCTTGGAAAACTATCTTCATCCCAGTTAATTAATATTTTGCTTTCATCAAACGGACTTAGTGTAAATGTACCAGTAACAGTGCTTGCGTTTTCTTGGCTTGTAAAAAATATACGACTTACATCTGCTGCATATTGTCCAGGTAATGCTTCAAAAATTTCTCTCCAATTTTTATTACCTACAATACCGTTTGAGTATAATTGAGCAGTGTCTGCATCTACAAATGCTCCGTATGTTCTGTAATTTACATTTGCCATTTCAGCGGCTGTTTCAGTTTGTGCTTTTCTGCCAAATTCGTTTTCAGTGATGCCAGCACGAGGTACATCGTCGTACGCATTTAGTATAGGCTTGCTTACGCCGTCTTCGATAGTGCCTAGTGTTTCATCAAACATACTTGTAATAATATTTGTAATAACACCCATTTTGCGTACTTTAGTTGGTGGACTGATATAGATCGGAATACTAAATGTAAGTGTGCAAATATCTATTTCACTATCAACGCCGACAGGAACACTTCTATTTGACCAAGTTACATTCTCTAAATTAACAACACTAATACTAGTCCAGTCAATAAAGTTATCAGTAGTTTGCATTTCTAAACTTGGATTAAACAATACAAGTATTTGCTCTAATAACTGCAATTTTTGATCAGTGTTAGTAGTCCATATATCTGCATTTACACGCATCATATACGGTGTAGGAATTAAACGCTCAACTGTATAATTTTTGCCTTGTGTGTTTAGGTATTCGCCAGTTGTTTCATCATATTCGCGTTCTCTAATATTAGTTTTGCGAGTATATGTACTATCTGTTAATCTGTCTTTGTCTAGTTCTAGTCCAGTTAAGTAAACAGCAATACGAGGTGCACTAGGCAATTTGTTTTCACTGTTCTCTCTAATAATGTTTGCTACTTGACGAGTTAGATCACCATATGTTACAGGTACTTCTTTTTGCGCACCTTTTCCGTCTTGCACAGGAAAGTTTGCTAGTATACGCATCATTTGGGTAAGGTATCTTCTTACTTGTCCGTCATAAAAATGTTGCATTAGTTGTCTGCCCTTGGTCTAAGTGCTTTAGAAAGACTTTGACGTTCTTCAACCGTCTCACCACTAATTTCACTAGTTTTAGTATTATTAATAAACGATGATTTTTGTGTTTGTCTTTCTAATGTATTACTTAGTGTCATTCTAATATCGTCGTTAATTTTGACCCAACGTTGTCCATCATAGCGGAACATTCTATTAGGTAAAAAGTCAGTACGTAAAAAGTAATCACCATCTTCGTTGTTTCTAGGAAATGCAATACCAAATCCAAAAGGCGCTCCATTAGGAGCAGCATTACCTGTGCCTACTAGATAGCCTGTATATCCTTCGCGCTCAGGTCTACTTACAATTTCATCTGCATTTCTATTAATATTACTTGCATCGATATCTTCATTATCTGCTGTTTGCAATGATACACTACCGTCGTCATTTGTACTAACTGTATAATAGTGACTAATATCATATCCGCTCTTAGGAGCATCAGCTTCTGCTTGGGCAACTACTGCGTTTGAAATTTGCATTTCTTTTTCGTAGGTCGACAATAAGTCTCTTAGCGTATCAGTACTTCCTTCTTCTGCAGGTAGATCTAATATTTCGTTGTATTCTTGGCCATCGTATATCTGCTTTAATTTTAAGCGGTATAAGTGAGGATACCAAGTAGGCGAAAATCCTTCAGCAGCACGATTTACATCTTCAACAACATAAAATCTTTTTAGTGCAATACTGTAATCATTCAGTGCGTATTCGTCTTTTAAGTGCGGTAATTCGATTACATCGCCTGGCATAATTTTTCTACCCAGTGTCTTAACTGAACTATTAATGTGTATAGTAAGCATCAATGTGTCATTGCTAAGGAACAATCCAAATTGACTCAAATCAAAGTCTATATCTTGGACATTATAAATGCCTCGCATGCTATAAACATCTGGGTCATACTTTCTGTCTCTATTTTCTAAAAACAACAGATCTTGTATATTAGTTTCTTTAACAACATCGTATGTGGGTTGATCAGCAGTACCTTCACCCTCAGCAGGATTCTCTGCTCCTAAGAATTTATGGATATTAATATCAGTTCCGCCAATGGTAAACATTTCATAGACTTGCTTGTCTATAAAATGATAATCGTTGCCGCGTTCCGGTTTGTATAATGATAAGCGAGGGATAGCTGTTCTCCTATTCGTTATATATATTTATCCGACGGATAAATACTAGTGGAGAACCAATATGGCAAATTTAGCAACTCAAAAACAAGAAATATTTGACTATGTAAACACATTCTTAGGTGGTGGCATGGTCGATGTAGAGCTTGACCCAGTTCACTATGAAACTGCGCTTAAAAAGGCGCTTACACGCTACAGACAGCGTTCTGAACATTCGGTTGAGGAAAGCTATATGTTTTTGACAACAGTAATTGACCAGAATGAGTATGTATTACCAAATGAAGTAATTGAAGTAAGAAAAATATTTAGACGCAGTATAGGATCACGTACAGGCGGCGGAGATGGCGGCAGTTTGTTTGAACCGTTTAACATGGCATACACAAACACCTATTTGCTATCTGGTTCTAAGCTTGGCGGACTAGCAACATATGATATGTTTGCACAGCATCAAGAGCTTGTAGGCCGTATGTTTGGTAGCTTCATTGAGTTTCAGTGGAATAGCACAACTAAAAAACTTACTATGCTGCAACGTCCAAGAGCAGAGGAAGGACTAATGTTAATGTGTTACAACTATCGTCCTGACGAACAATTACTTGCTGACTATCTAGGTGCACAATGGATCAAAGACTATACGCTTGCTAGTTGCAAATATATGCTAGGTGAAGCACGTTCAAAGTTTGCTACTATTGCAGGCCCACAAGGTGGATCAACTCTCAACGGCGATAGTTTAAAAGCAGAAGCACAAGCTGAAATGGACAAGTTAGAAACTGAAGTAGCAATGGCACAAGCAGGCGGCACAGGCTACGGATTTACAATAGGCTAAAATCTCCCCGAGTTTACGCTAACATTTACATATGCTGTAAATACAATATAACAAAGGAGTTACTATTGTGTGCAGTCCGTTTGTAAGAAAAGAAGCCAATCGCTTTTACTGGATAGTAAAAGGTTCATTAATCCCCCAATCATGGTCCGACACAGATGTAGAAGGCATATACGATAGCTATATGAAACGCATCTGGGGCAATCACGAAAATTGTGTTAGCGAAGAAGGATTTCCTACTGCTTGGGCAGAAAGAGAAGCAGAAGAAATAAACCGAGTTGCTGTATTAGGTTACGATTAAGGTTGACAAATACATAAGTTCTGTTATAATAATATAATTATAGGAGAACAATATGAAACTGAAACTATTAGTTATTGGCCATGGTAGACACGGTAAAGACACTGTATGTGAAATGCTTCGCGACAAATATGGTTATAGTTTTGAAAGCAGTAGTAAGTTCTGTAGCAAGTTGTTTATCTATAATGATTTAAAAGACAAGTACGGGTACACTGACGAAGAGAAGTGCTACGCTGATAGACACAATCATCGTCAAGAATGGTATGAAGCTATCTGTGATTATAATGTGCCTGATGCAGGCACATTAGGTAGAGAAATATTCAAAGCACACGACATCTATTGCGGACTACGCAACAAGCGTGAATTCCATGCTATGAAAAATACTGGGATATTTGACAAAGCTATTTGGGTAGATCGCTCGGATCATCTTCCTCCTGAAAGCAAAAACTCTATGAGCTTAGAGCAGTGGATGGCAGATTATACTATCGACAATAACGGCACACTTGAAGAATTAGAGTTTAACTTAGCTCAACTTATTGAGCATATTGATCCTTATAGTGCATCAGAAGTCGGGTCGTAGATCACCTTGTTTCCAGCGCACCCCTTCTTTCTGTAAAGTACGCTGACAGTTAGCACATATAGTTTTTAGGTTATTAGGACGGCAATTATTTAAATCTCCGTCAATATGAAACACATTAAAAACTTCATAATGTTTGCTTGAAAAATTACACTTTTCGCAAGTATCTTTTTTCTCATAGCCACGCTGCTTCCATAAAGGAATGCCGTGACCTAATCCGTTGCGTAAACAGCGTTCACATTTTTTTCTATAATAAATTTTTCCGTCTTTGCGATAATTTATTGCCGCCGGACGCTGTCCGCAAGTACACAATGGTCTCATAACGCTAATATTTATCTGTTTGCCGAAAACCTCACCTTTTTGGCCCCTTTTTACCGGCATATTATAGGGTGATTTAAGTGCAATATAATAAATACTGTATAAGAATTATTACCATCCTACAGGAGAAATAACATGGCATTAGTATCACCAGGCGTAGAAGTTAACGTAATTGACGAAAGTTTCTACACTCCAGCAGCAGCTGGCACGGTACCTATGATCTTTGTAGCTTCAGCTAGCAATAAAACTAGAAGCAGCGGCACAGGAACAGCACCAGGTACATTAAAAGCAAACGCAGGTCAACCATATTTAATCACTAGTCAGCGCGAGCTTGGTGAAACATTTGGTGATCCGCTATTTTACAGCGACAACAACGGCAATATGATCCACGGTGGAGAGCTTAACGAATATGGCTTACAAGCTGCGTATTCAACACTAGGTGTAAGCAACCGTGCTTATGTTGTTCGTGCAGATTTAGATCTAGCAGAACTAGAAGCAAGCGCAACAGCACCAGGCGGAGAAGCAGCAGACAGTGCATATTGGCTAGACACAAACGTTAGTAACTACGGCATCCTACAGTGGAGCGGCGCAGGCATTAATGTTGTAGGCGGACAAACATTTACATCAAAAGTACCAACAGTAATAACAGTAGTTACTGACTTAATTGGTAACACAGCAGGTAATGCACCTAAAGCTTCAATCGGAGCAATTGGCGACTATGCTGTAGATGCAAACGATACAATGAATAGATTGTACTACAAAACACCAGGATTTGGTACAACTGCTCAACGAGCAACTAACACAGGTACTTGGGTAGAAGTTGGCAGTGATGCATGGAAGGCAAGCTGGGCAGCAACACGTGGCACAGTATCAAATCCTACATTAACTACTAGTGATAGTATTACTATTAATACTACAGATGTTCCATTAGCGTCTGGTACAGACATTGCAGCATTAGTTACAATTATCAATGCAGCAGGCATTGCAGGTGTAACAGCAGCACTAGTAGACGGTTCAATTGAAATTTATGCAAATAGTTTGAGTGAATCAAATGGTTCAGTTGCAGACGGCAAAGTAGCATTAGCAACTGGCACAGGTGATTTGCTAACAGACCTAGGACTAACAGCAGGTACTTACAGTTCAGCTAGATTAGAACTAGCACCTCACACAAGTGTTCCAGAATTTAAAACAGGTGATACAACACCAGCACCAAGTGGCAGTATTTGGATTAAAACTACTACTCCAAATGGCGGCGCGAACATCAGTGTTAAGCAGTATAGCACAGCTACACAGCTATGGTCAACAGTATCAGCACCATTGTATACTACACCAGAAGGTGCACTATACAGTCTTGATAAAACAGGTGGCGGCGCAAATCTTGCAGCAGGCGCACTATACATAAAAGTAAACGTTGACGAACTTGCTAACCCAATCGGCAACTACAAAGTGTATACTCGTGCAGCAGCAGGAGCAACTAGTGTTTCTAGTTCAGTAATTACTGGTATTACAGCAGCTACATATGCATTTAGTCTACAAGAAACTAGAGCAGATTCACCAACACTTAGCACAGCATTTGGTGTAGAAGTTACCACAACGGGTGCATCTACTGATGCAGAATTAATTGCAGCAGCAATTAACGCAAAAGGTATGACAAATGTTGTAGCACTAGTTGACGCACAAAATAGAGTTGTAATTCAACACAAATTAGGCGGCGATATTAAAATGGTCGACACCAACGGATTGTTAGCACTAGCAGGATTTAGTTCTGCTAATACTGCTAATCTTTACGTTGGTCCAGATACCAATGGCGACGGATCATCACAAGATTCAGAAGGCCTTATTGCTTCAAACTGGATGCCACTAGTATATACAGCATCAGGCGAAGAGCCATTAAACTTACCTGCACAAGGTGCATTATGGTATAGCTCAGTAGTTGACGAAGTTGATATCCTAGTACACAGCGGCACATCTTGGGTCGGACTAAACCATGCAAACAGCCCATATAGCAATACTAATGCTAATGGTCCAATTGTAAGTGCAACTGCTCCTACAACACAAAATGATGTTGCTAAAACAGCACTAGTAGAAGGCGATATTTGGGTTAGTACAGCAGACGTTGAAAACTATCCAGCTATTTACAGATGGAACAACACACTTGATGAGTGGATCTTGCTTGATAAAGCAGATCAAACTACTGAAAATGGTGTATTATTTGCTGATGCACGTGACGGCGATACAGGCGGAACTGCTGATGATGCCCCAAGTGCAACTATTGCAGAACTACTAGTAAGTAATTACTTAGACCCAGATGCACCAGATCCTGCACTATATCCAAAAGGTATGTTGCTATGGAACCTACGCAGAAGTGGATTTAACGTTAAGCGTTTCGAGCGTAACTACATTGATACAGCAGCTCTAAACGAGCGCAACGGCGACGAATCAATGGCAAGTTACTACCCACATCGTTGGGTTACTGATTCAGGTAACCAAGCAGATGGATCAGGTAGCTTTGGACGTCATGCACAGCGTAAGAGTGTTACACAGGCACTACAAGCACTAGTTAATAGCAACCAAGAAATCCGTGACGAAGAAAGTCGTCAGTTTAACTTGCTAGCTTGCCCAGGTTATCCAGAGCTAATTGGTGAAATGATCACACTAAACTATGACAGACGCTTAACAGCATTTGTTGTTGGTGATACACCTTTACGTTTAACACCAGATGCAACTTCATTAAATGAATGGGCAACTAACACTAAACTAGCACTAGAAGATAACGATAACGGTGCAGTAAGCTTTGACGAGTACATGGCTATGTATTACGGCGCAGGCTTTACAAGTGACAATGCAGGAAATAACATTGTTGTTCCAGCTTCACACATGGCGCTACGTACTATCATACTAAACGACCAAGTTGCGTTCCCCTGGTTTGCTCCAGCAGGTACAAGACGTGGTGGTGTAAGCAATGCTACAAGTTCAGGCTATATTAATAGCGAAGGTGAATTTGTTTCAGTAGCACTAAACACTGGACAACGTGATACACTATATTCAAACGCAATTAATCCAATTACGTTTATTAGTGGCGCAGGACTTGTTGTATTTGGTCAGAAGACTCGTGCAAGAAATGCAAGTGCGTTGGATCGTGTTAACGTAGCACGTCTAACTGTATACTTACGTGGACAGCTAGAGCTATTAGCAAAACCGTATCTGTTTGAACCAAATGACAAGATCACACGTGATCAAGTCAAAGCAGCAGCAGATGCACTATTATTGGAATTGGTAGCACTAAGAGCACTTTACGACTTTATTGCAGTATGTGATGAAACAAACAACACACCTGCAAGAATTGACCGTAACGAGCTATACTTAGATATTGCTATTGAACCAGTAAAAGCAATTGAATTTATTTACATTCCATTGCGTTTGAAGAACACAGGTGAAATTGCAGCACTAGGTTAATATGCGCATATAATGAGTGGGGAAAGCTCCCCACTCATTTAAGCATAAATACTGTATAGGAGATTATAAATGCCAATTACAACATTACAAAATATTAGTGTGCCTACAGAAGGTGCTGGAAGTAACTCATCATTATTGATGCCTAAGCTACAGTATCGCTTTAGAGTATTACTAGACAACTTTGGTACAACTGGTGGCCCAGACGGTACAAGAGAAGTTTCAAGACAGGTAGTAGACGTAACTCGTCCAAACGTTAGTTTTGAGCAAATGGAGATCCATGCATACAACTCAAGAACATATCTTGCTGGTAAGCATACATGGGAACCAATTACATTAACACTACGCGAAGATGCAAACAACAACGTACAAAAAGTTGTTGGACAGCAGCTACAAAAGCAGTTCGATTTCTTCGAACAGTCAAGTGCAGTGTCAAGTGGTACATACAAATTCCAAACTAGAATTGAAATTCTAGACGGTGGTAACGGCGCTAATGGTGCAAACGTTATTGATCGCTTCCAGTTAGTAGGTTGTTACATCGAATCAGCAAACTACAACTCGTTAGCATATGCTACCAACGAAGCAGTAACAACTACACTAAGTATTCGTTACGATAATGCTATCCAGTTTGGTGCAGACGAATCATTCGAAGGCATTGGAGAAGCAGTTGCAAGAGCAGCAGCATCGGCAATTGGCGGTACAACTGTTACTGGTTAACACGCTTAGTTAAGTTTGGTATTTTATATAGGAAACGAAGATTGTTAATTCAGTCTTCGTTTTTCTTTATATACGCGGATAATTCATAAGGATAAATATTAGTATGAGTTTAAAAGATGCATTCCTATTTAATCTACAATCTGAAACACACTTGCGTGATGCTCGTCACGCACATCAAATCTATACCCAAAATAATTTTGCGTTTGCACCTAAAACAAAATACATGTATCATGTTAGGTTTGACCCTAACGATGAAATTGGAAATAGTGCAACTTCGAATGTTTTTAGATTCCAAAAAGAATTAGGCGTACTAGTTAAAAGTGCAGACTTGCCTAGTTTTAGAGCAAGTGTAGAAAATAAACAACAATACAATCGTAAAAAGAATGTACAAACTCGTGTTGATTATCAGGACTGTAGAATTTCATTTCATGATGATAATACTGGAGTTACTAGAGCATTATTAGAAGAATACTATAGATACTATTTTGAAGACGCTAACAAGGTTACAAATGGTGTCGACGGCGCATACGGTGCTAGAGACAAGTATTTTGCTAGAGTTCCAAATTATGGCTTAAACAATTCCAAACGAAATCCATTTTTTAAAAGCATTACTATATATCAGTTATCACGTAGAAACTGGGTTGCATATACACTAGTTAACCCATTACTTACAGCATGGGATCACGGTAGTGTTGAGTCAGGCGGCACAGACTTTAACGAAAACACAATAAGTGTTGCATATGAAGCAGTGCAGTATACTAGCGGAACGGTTTCAGGAGACACCCCGGCTGGATTTGCAGATCAGTCAGTTGGTTATGATGTAACTCCAAGTCCATTAGGATATCTTGATGATGCAATGATACCTGGAAATTCAGAAAAGGGTCTTCTTCCGTCATTATTGGGATTAGGAACAAGTGCACTATTAAATAAAGCATTTGGAAATAGTAATAGTCCGAGTAAAAATATATTTAAACAAGTTGCTACAGGCGTTATCGGTGGATTAGTAACTAATGCGTTATCTCAAAATAACTTACCAGTTCCTGATAGCCAAAACGTACAAACACCAAGTTCATCGCAATCAAACAACTCTAGAACATTAGATGCAAGCGTTGTTAATAATTTGTTGTCAGACCCAACTGTTGCAGCTCAAGTAAACCCTGCGTTAGTTAATAGTGGAGCACTTCCAAATGTAGATGTTAATGCATACAATAGTGCAAGTTCTAGTCAGAAAGCATCATATAATTCTCAAATACAAGGTGCTATTGCAGCCGGCAATCAAAAATTAACACAAGTTGCATCTAACGCTCTTAAGAATTTAGGATTTTAAAATATGTCAAGAACTGTATCAGATAGTAGTAATAATCTACCAACAGAAATAACTACAGAATTTTTTAATAATTTTTATAATTTAGAAATAAGTTATAATCCTAGCGAAGTAGATGCTGTTATAGGATATTTCCTTAAACGTGGCTTTGAAAAAGTAAGTGCAATTAATACTGCTAGTGTACTATTGCAGCAAGCAAAGATTGATGATTTAAATGTACAACAGTT